GGCAACACGGGCTGCCGGCATCCCTCCACCCGGTATCGACATCCAGTGGAATCGACTTCCAGCTCAGGCGGTTCAGAACCTCGTTGGGTTTGCTTCGGATGGCTCGCCACTGGCAGATCTATTCGCCGCGATTGGTCCATCCGCGTCGCAGAGCGTCCGAGAGGTCCTGGCGGGGGGAATTGCGGCGGGGGAGAACCCCCGGGAGATTGCGCGCGGTGTGAAGGCGGCGCTGGGCGTGCCGAGAGCCAGAGCGGAGAACATCGCCCGCACGGAGGTGCTGCGTGCCTACAGAGAAACCGCACGACAGTCTTATCAGGCAAACAGTGACATCGTCACTGGCTGGATATGGCACGCAGCTCTGTCTAATGAGACTTGCCCTGCTTGCTGGGCTATGCACGGAACAAGGCACTCAGTCGACGAGAAGCTCGACGACCACCCTCAAGGACGATGCGTCGCCGTCCCCGTCACCAAGTCATGGGCAGAGATAACTGGTGATGACAGCATCCCTGATACCCGCCCGCAGGTAGTGCCTGGACCGGAGCTGTTCGCCCAGCTGCCGGAAGCGGAGCAGCGGCGGATCGTCGGGCCGGAGGCGTTCCGGCTGATGCAGGCGGGACAGATCCGGCTTCAGGATATGGTGCACCAGACTTCTGACGCGCGGTGGGGGAGCATGAGGCGGGCGAGCACGCTGCAGGAGGCGATGGGTCACGCGGCGCAGGGGAACCCGCTGTAGTGGATGACGACGCCTGGAAGCATCACCTCCGGGTGATCGCGTTCCTGCTCGGTGCGCTGGCAGCGTGCTTCGGGTGGGCGTGGTGGCAGAATCAGTGAGAGCAGTATGTCACTAGGTGAACGGATCACCCGCGCGGCGTACGAGAAGCTGGAGCGGGAGAACGAGCGTCTCCAGGCCGAATTGCGGCAGGAGCGGAGGAACCGGGAGGCAGCGGAGCAGCGCCTCTCGATGCTGGACCGATGGATCGACACGATCGTGGCGCCGGTGGTGAACCGGGTCGCCACGGACACGACCAACACCCGCGCAGTGGTGGAAAGGATGAGCAGTACCATGAGCGAGCAATACACACAGCTGGAAGGGGTGCTGGGTCAGGTGGAGGGGATCGTTGGCACCCTCGCCCAGAGCGTGCAGAACGAGAGCCAGCAGCTGCAGCAACTCCTCGAGCGGCTGAACAACGAGAACCCGCGCGTGGACCTGGGCCCGGCCATCGCGCGGCTGGAGAACCTCCGGAACGCGGTAGAGACCGCGAACACCCAGATCACCAGCCTCGTCTCCGACGAGGAGCCGGCACCGCCCAATCCGGAGCCCGAACCGGGACCGGAGCCGGGACCGGCGCCCGAGCCTGCACCGGGACAGCGGCGTCGGTAATGAGCATCATTCGTCGGATCAAGCTGACCGACGAAGAACGTCGGCTGCTGACGGCTGATGTGCCGCGGGGAGCATTGTCCAAACTGGCACATCAGCCAGAGCAGCCCCGACTGGGCAATGCGCTGCCCTGTCCGCGGTGCCACGCCACGGGGCAGATCTCGCTGATGTGGCTCCCCGGTAAGCGGACCTGTCCCGCCTGCAATGGCGCGGGCTGGAAGTTAGCCGATAGTGACGTTGATGCGGATGGAAGTCGTTAGAGGATGATATGGATACCCTTATCAGCTTTGGAGCGAGCGTAAAAGCACTGGGGGACGGGCAGGTGGGCGGGTATCTGGTGCGCTTCTCCTCGGAGCGGGATCCGGACCTCGCGCGCGACTTCTTCACGCGGACCACGGACTTCGATACCGAGTTCCCGGGCCACTCTTCCGTTTACTACGAGCACGGGCTGGATGCCACCCTGAAGCATCGCAAGCTGGGGAAGGCGACGCTGGAGATGGATGACGTGGGCATCTGGGCGGAGGCGCAGCTTGCCCTCAGGGACGAGTACGAGCAGAAGGTGTACGAGATGGCAAAGGCGGGTAAGCTCGGCTGGAGCTCGGGCACCGCCGCCCACCTCGTGCAGCGGGAGAAGGTCGGCGAAGCGCACAAGGTGGTTTCCTGGCCGCTGGGGCTGGATGCGTCGCTGACGCCCAAGCCCTGCGAGCCCCGCTGCACGATTGTCAGTGTGAAGAGCTACCTCGCCGAGATCGGCGGCGAGGAGACGGAGAACGAGCTGAAGTCGGAACATATCACGGTGGGCGACCCCCGCACCCTGGAGCGGTTACTGCGTGACGCAGGGCTCTCCAACCGGGCGGCAAAAGCGGTCGTCGCGGACGGATTTAAAGGTCTCGCACGGTGTGACGCTGGCGAGCGCGTGAGCGAAAGGGATCGGCTCGAGCTGGAGCTGATCCGTTCACAGGCGCAGAAACGCCAGAGGATCACCGAATGGAAAGGATTCGCACCCTAGAAGCATCTGTTGCGGAGCGCAACAAGGAGATCAAGAGCTTCTTCGACAACCTCGGCGAGCGGGAGCCGACCGCCGATGAAGTCAAGCAGATCAAGGACCTGAACAAGCAGATCGAGGAAGACGAACACAAGATCCTCGAGCTGCGCGACATCGAGGGCATCAAGACCGCCTCCGTCGCCCGCACCCAGAGCCAGGCGCAGGGCACGAAGAGCATCCAGTTCCCGAGCGGGACGCACGTGATGAACGCGCCGGAGAGCCGGGGTGACGCCTCGGTGGCCCGGCAGTTCTTCTCCATCGGGCAGGCGTTCACGGAGAGCGACGGCTTCAAGAGCTGGATGCACCAGTTCGCCCCGAACGGCCGCATCTCCGACGGCACCCGCATCGGCACCTCACCGCCGATGCAGCTGGGCTCCTTCATCGGCAGCCGCGGCGCCAACGCTGAGTACCTGCAGGCGCAGCTCGGCGAGATGAAGACCCTCGTCACGGGTGCCTCGAACACTCAGGGCGGCGCCTTCATCGTCACCGACCAGCGGCCGATTGTCGATCAGGGCACCTGGGCCCGTCCCTTGACCATCCGCGACATGGTGACGGTGCTGCCCACCCAGTCGGACACCATCGACTACGTGCGCTTCGGCACGCCGACCAACGCGGCGGCGACCGTCGCTGAAGCCACCGCCACCTCCGGCTCCTCGGGCACCAAGCCGGAATCAGCGCTCGCCTTCACGCGGGTCAGTGAGACGATCAAGACGATTGCCCACTGGATTCCGGTGACCCGGCAGGCGCTGGCCGACGCGCCGCAGCTCCGAGCGATCATCGATAGCTTCTTGCGCTACGGGCTGGATGAGGAGCTGGAAGACCAGATCATCTCGGGCGACGGCACCGGTGAGAACTTCACTGGTGTCCTGAACACCTCGGGCACCACGGCGCAGGCGTTCGACACGAACCTGCTGACCACGACCCGCCGCGCGCGCACGAAGGTGCGGGTGACGGGTCGGGCGACGCCCACCGCCTATGTGATGCACCCGAACGACTGGGAAGACTTCGACCTCCTGCTGGACAACGAGGCGCGGTACTTCTTCGGTGGGCCCTCCGTGATCGGCAATCCCCGCCTCTGGGGTCTGCCCGTCATCGAGAGCGAGGGGATGCCGGAAGGGACAGCCGTGGTCGCCGACTGGCGGCTTGCGGTGCTCTGGGATCGGATGGCGACGCAGATCCTGGTCTCGGACAGCCATTCCGACTTCTTCATCCGCAACCTGCTCGTGATCCTCGCGGAACTGCGGGCCGGCTTCGGGTTGATCCGGCCGGCGGCGTTCGTCGAGATCGACCTGACTGCGTGATCGGAGGCATCTGATGGCCTACCTGAATGAAGCGGCCGGCAAGGCACGGGAAGGCAGCGGGACGCCCACGGTGACGGGCGCACCCGTGGCCGGTACGAGCGAGGTGCAGACCATCGCCACGACCGGCACGCCGACGGGCGGGACGTTCCGGCTCTCCTTCAAAGGACAGCGGACGGGTGACCTGGCTCATAACGCCAGCGCGGCGGATATTCAGACGGCGCTGCGGGCGCTCTCGACGATCGGCAGCACCGGCGTCAACTGCGCCGTTGGACCCCTGCCGACGGGCGTGACCTGCACGTTCGCTGGCAATCTGGCTGGCCGGGCGGTGCCGCTGATCCAACTTGCGGTCAATGCGCTGACTGGCGGCACTAACCCGACCGTCACCATCACCGAGACCACACCGGGTGTCACCGCAACGCTGCGGGATGCCCCCGTGGGGACACTGCTCGCCCGGGATAACGGAACGCTCTACGTGAAGACCGCCAACCCGGGCACGTGGACAGTGGCAGGGACACAGACGTAAGATGCCCCTCCCGAGCCAGGCTCCTCTCCGGCGGCGGTGTCCGGTGTGCAATGCAGAGAATTATGCCTGCACCACGCACATCCCGCCGGAGGGGGCCGGGCCACCGGAGACACCGATGCTGAGTTCCACATCGCTACGAAGACCGAGAGGTGATGAGATGGCCTGGAAGAGTGACCGGCGTCTCTACGTGGACGCCAACGATCAGGTGGTCGAAGAGAAAGACCCCAACCGCGTGAAGCTGCTGGTGGGCAAGGGCGGCGAGATCCCGATGGAGGAGGCCCGCCGCTATGGACTGGTGACGGAAGCGGCCGAGAAAGCCGCACCAGAAGCCGCGAGAGGCCAGGAAACCGCGAACGCGGCTCCCGAGCCGCCGAAGGCTGCAAAGGCCGCTGACAAGCCGTCTGACGCGCCGCAGAAGAAAGCCTGATGCCCACGCTCTCCGAGGATGAAGCCCTGGTCCGTCTCGCGCGGATGGTGGCCATGGACGAGGAGCCGGTCCTCTACGACACGGACCTGCTGCGCCTGCTCGACAAGCACAAGCGCGGGGGGACCTGGGCGGCATCGACCGCTTACGTCTACGGGGATCGGGTGATCCCCACGGTGCGGACGGGAAAGCGCTACGTCTGCGCCATTGGGGGCACCTCGGGGACGACGGAACCGGATTGGCCGACCACCGAGTTCTCTCGCGTCACGGACGGCACGGTGACCTGGGAGGAGGAGGGGCTGGACTGGACGGACGGCTACGACCTGGAGGCGGCGGCACACGAGGCGTGGCTGGAGAAGGCGGCGATTGCGGCTTCTGCCTTCCGCTTCAGTGATGGGCAGCAGACCTTCGACCGGCAGCAGCTGATTCAGCACTGCGAGCGGATGGCACGGCTGTACGCGCCGGCGAGAGTGGTGTGATGGGCTACTACCCGGGCGGCGTAGCGCTCACCGCGATGCGGAGCGTGATCGAGCGGAGCTTTGACCGGACGATCACCCGGCGGCGGATCACGGAAGTGCCGGATGGGTTCGGGGGGACGACGACGACCACCGTCACGGCGAGCTACAGCGGGCGGGTGGTGGCGCGGCAAGTGGTGACGGACGAGCGGCTGCAGGGTGGGCGGGTGACGGCCGAGACGGTGTATCTCGTGCGGCTCCCGTGGAATGCGGACGTGGCCCCCGCGGATGTGCTGGTGGTGGACGGGACGGAGCTGCAGGTGACGGACGCGGACGACATCAAGAGCCTGCCTTTGCAGGTGATCGTGAACTGTTACCGGGTGACGTAGGGAGAAGCAGATGGCGAGTCTAGTCTATAACTCCGCGAAGCGGGATCTCGTGAATGGAACGATCGACCTGGACACGCACGACATTCGCGTCCTCCTGGTCACCACTGGTTACACCGAGTCGGCAGCGCACGACTTCGTGGACGATGTCTCGGGCAGCGAGTGCACGGCGACGAACTACGTGCGCAAGTCATTGACTGGCGAGACTGTGGCCGTCGACGCGGGCAACAACCGCGCCGAGTTCACGGCCGATGCGAGCCTGACATGGACGGCACTCGGCGGTGCCACCAACAACCTGATCAAGGGGATGGTGGTCTACAAGCACGTGGGCGGCACTGATTCTGCCAACCCGCTGATCTGCTTCATTGATTTCCCCAGTGACGTGCAGACCAATGGCGGCGATGTTACCGTGACCTTCAACGCTGAAGGCATTTTGCAGCTTACCTGATGGCCAGTCGCATCATGATCAGTCCGGTGGTGCAGACCACCGTCGGCGATACCGTGCTGCTGAAGAGCAAGGCCGAGAGCTACTGCGACCTTGGGTTCGTCAACTTCTTCCCCTCCGGCGAGGATGGGATGAACGCGAGCTCCTGGGTGATCACCCTCGGGCGGGCCTCCAGCTGGACGGCGGCGAACGCTGATCCCCAGATCGAGTTTCTGTTCCCGGTGCCCGGCACCGTGGACACGCCCGCCGAACTGCGGGCGTTCCTGCGGAGCAACACGGTGGGCGACCTGACTGTCGCGCAGCGGAACAACCTGCAGGCCGTCTTCGACAACCACGGCATTCCGCGAAGCGACTTCACCCTCGCCACGACGGGAGCGCAGGTGCTGAAGCGGGCAATCGGCTGGCTGATGCAGACCGATCACAACTACGGGATGAGCTTTGAGTTCTGATGGCGACCGCAACAGACGACTTTAACCGGACCAACGCGGTCAACCTGGGCGCGAACTGGACGATCACCGGCTATTCGACCGACACGCCTGGCATCCACACGAACCAGGTGCAGGTCCGCTCGGCCGGTGGTCGGAACGGCGCGTGGTATGACGCCGTAAGCTTCACCAACGACCATTACAGCCAGTATGTGATCTCGACCGCGATCCCGACGCTGCTGAACGGCGCGGGGGTGCGGATGGCGACTGCCGGCGGCAACCGGAACCTCTACGCGGGCGGCTCGGCCACGGCCGAGGGCTTTGGCGGTGCGAGCACGACGCCCCGGCTCTGGAAGTATGTGACCAACGTCGTGACGAGCCTGGGCACGGGCGCGGCCACGCTGGCGGTGGGCGACACGATCAAGACGGAGGCAAACGGCACGACGATCCGCCTGCTGGTCAACGGATCACAGCAGGTATCGGTGACGGACAGCTCGCTCTCTACCGGTGCGCCGGGGCTCTGGCTGGACCATTCGAATACTGGCGTGCCGTTGATTGACAACTGGGAGGGCGGTGACATTGTCGCGGCGCCCACCATCCTGCCGCCGTTCCCGCCGCGGCCCCGAACGCTGCTGGCGATGTGAGGAGAGCTGATGGCTTGCGGAGTTTACACTGTCCACGGCGACGCGCAGACCGTCTCGACGGCGATCACCATCCTGGAGATTACCGCCCCGTCCGGCGCTGCGCTGCAGATCCTGCGGGCCTGGGTGCAGCAGTCCTCCTCCACCACCTCGGCGATGGCGCGCATCCGG